AGATGTCTCGTTCCCAAGGCATCATATTTTCAATCTCCGTTAATGAGTATTTATGGTACTGCATCAAGGCAAAGTTGAGACGAAAATAGCTTTCAAGGTTCATATGAACCAGTGCTATGCGAAAAAAGATGCTAACCCTTCTAAAATAACTTCACTTTCAACTTGAGTTTTTGGATTTGTAACTTTGACCTTATGAGAAAGTTTAGGCATCGTTTCAAAGAACTTTTCAATTTCCTTGAACTGTGATGAATTCATTTGCTCTAAAAATTCATTCAGTTCTTTTTTAGTCACATCAGCAGTAGACCAAACTTCATCCTCAGTATAGATTTTATCAATACAAGAAGCAATCAATTCAAATGATTGATCCATTGCATTTGTATTTGAAAAATCAAAATTAGTTTTAATAAACTGCTCAAGTGATGGATACTTCATTTCCATCATAATGCTTTTATCTACACGAATTTTATTTGTGTGATCTTCATTCTTTTGGACTTTAATATCATCCAAATTAAGAGTTACTGTAGTTGTAGTTTCTTCATCATCAGGGCAGATTATATTAACCTCTATTTCCTCTCCAACAGATTTGCCACGAATATTAAGAAACAAATATTCAATATCAAATGTTGGAAGTGTTTCTACTTTTACACCCTTTGATAAAATACAATTTTTAATTACTGTCTTAATTGCATTTGTGATTTGCTTTGTGTCTTCACTTTCTAAAGCAATCACTAATACTTTTTCTTCTTTAACTAAAAACGGTCTGTATTGAATTGTCTCTCCTGTTGATGGCAATTCAACTTCATAAGTTGGTGTACTAATCTTTGGTAAAGGCATAATGACCTATAGAATTTCAGTATGATTATTTAGTTGTAATCTCTGTAATCACTAGTCTCTGGAGTAATATTGACAGAATTGCCGGATGCAAATGCAGCAGCATAGTTAACTCCACCAGTTACATTATATCTTGCATAGTCTATTCCAAGATTAAGATTTGGATTATAAGAAGCTGCATTAATTGCTGCGGCTTGTTCCGGAGTTATGTTATTAAATAGATTTTCCTGCGACTCTGTATTAAATTCTCCACTGACAAGATATCTAGTATAAGTAAAAGAAACTGTACATTTTAACAAAGAAGAGGAATCATAAGATACGGGCATTGATTGTATATTAATTGGATATGCCTGAAAAAATCTATAACGAATATATCTTCCATTATAATCTCTTTCAAATTTATTCAAATAAACTTCTGTTCTGTATCCACTTCCAGATTGATTGGATCTTCTAGCTCTTCCAGTACCATTTGGATATCTCACCTTATAAGAATAATTTGGTAGTTCTATTGCATTATTTTTTACTCCATTTTCATCAGTATATTGCTCATTTACAATATACCCAATCCAATTTTCAAAGAATTTAATTATATTATAATCGTGATCAACATAAAAAGTAAAATCAACTCGGTCATCATAAATCCTACGATATGCGTGCTTCTCAGTTACACCAGTAAAATCATTATTAATATCCAAAGTTGCTAAAGAAGAACCGGGCAAAGAAGTTTCACAACAAAGCAAAGAATAAATCTCTGCATAATTATTATCATAAGCAACTCCAATACCAGCTTCTTGTCTTTGCTTCAACCAATTTTGAACATCAACTGGAGGATTAAACCAACATTGAAAATGAGAAGTTAGTGCAGGTCTTAATATTTTTGATTTTATATCAAATACACTTTTCTTTGATGGAGACGGAGATGCCATCTATAAATACTTTTTAACTGGTATATATTATGTATTAAGGAAAATGGCAGAAAGTATTAAGAGTAAATACAAACCATCTTATCCACAAAAATACAAAGGTGACCCAAATAATATTATTTGTAGAAGTAGTTGGGAAAGACGTTTCTGTAGTTGGTGTGATTTAAATGAAAATATTTTAGAATGGGGCAGTGAAGAATTTTACATTCCATATCGTTCTCCAGTAGATAATAGAGTTCACAGATACTTTCCAGATTTTATTATTAAAGTAAAAGAACAATCTGGAAAAGTTAAAACTTATGTAATTGAAGTAAAACCCAAAAAACAAACTGTTCCTCCACAAAAAAAGAGTAGAGTCACTAAATCATATCTTTATGAATGTACGACTTATGCAGTGAATCAAGCAAAGTGGAAAGCTGCAGAAGAGTTTTGTAAGGACAGATTATTGGAGTTTAAAGTAATCACAGAAGAAGATTTGGGTATCAAGTAATGGCAGAAGGTTTCGGTCAATATATTGCAGGATCAACGGCAAGAGTTAGAAAACTCAAACAAGAAGTTGGAAGGATGAGTGTAAAAGATCCAGAAGACATTATGGTTTTGATTATGGATATCTTTAAAGAAAAAACTTGGATACCAGAACCAGGAAAGTTTTATACGTTCGTTTATAATCCTAAGACTCCAAATATTGAATATGATCAGCACCCGTTAATTGCTTGTACAGAAGTTCAACGGTGGGGATTTAAAGCAATTAATTTTCACTGGAGAGAATCAAGAAATTATACTTGGGAAGAAATAGCAGGACAACTTCACGTCATTAAGTATGAAGAACTTGATGAACTTCTTTCTATACCTTATGCAAAATTCCTTCTAAATAAATAAAAACTCCTTATAAATGTCTCATACTCTACAAAAAATTGAGATCATTAATCCTCTTGTAAACGGGGAGGGAGTTTGATGGCAACTTATGGTAGCAGGGACAGAAATCTATTTCGAGTTCCAGAAACTTATAAATTAAATGGAGTTGACACTCCAACCAATATTGATAGTACAAAAAAATACTATACTTTGGTAGATTCTCAATCGGGAGAAATTACAATTAAAGAATACAACGGTGTTTCTTCATCAGTGCTCGTATTGGGAACTGTCGGTCAAGATAGAACTGTTGGTACGATTCCAAAAGATGGTGTTTTTCAACCAAATCCTAATTCACAAAACAATGCAGCAGAAAACAAATATTTTTCAAGCGCAGTAGGACAAAAATCAGTAAAAAATTATGGAGTTATTACAGCACAAAATGGTGGAGAAAAAAATGCGCAACAACTAATATTTCCAAATAGTGCAGCAACAACAACACCAAAAGCAAAATCAGGAGCAGGAGACCAACAAGGTGCTCTAACAGAAAATGAAGCAAATTACATAAAAAGTGGTAAAGATAAAATTGCGTCTAGAGAAGACTATGGTAACACACCTATTGTTTATCCAGAAGGTTTAAAATTAAATTATCAAGATTGTATTAAATTTTCAATCGTAAAATATAAACAAACAGGTCTTAAAGGATTTGGAGAAGGAGATAGAAATTTAAGAAGAGTAGTTGTTGAAGGAGGAATACCAAAATCTGCAGATAAAAAAAGAACAATATTAGGTACAATAGTTCTTCCAATACCAGGTGGGATTCAAGATTCAAATAGAGTTGTATGGTCTGGGTCAGAACCTTTATATGATCCCCAAGGTGCAGCAGGAAAATTAGTTCAAACAGCTCTTCAAGGAGGAGATGTTACAAAAAAAGCAGAGGAGCAATTTAATAGGGCTAATATTTCCGATTTAAGAAAAGCAATAATCACCAAAACAATAGAAGGTGCTATTAATTCTGGTGGTCTTATGCAAAGAGAATTTGGTGCAATAATCAATCCAAACTTAGAATTGCTTTTTAATTCTCCAGATCTTCGTCAGTTTTCTTTTAGTTTTAAATTATCACCACGTTCAAAATCTGAAGCAGAAATAGTTAGAAAAATTATTAGAACATTTAAACAAGCAATGTCAGTAAAAAGATCTGCTTCTTCATTTTTATTACAAACACCACACACTTTTGCAATTTCTTATATTTTTAAGAACGAAAATCACCCATACTTAAATAAATTTAAAGAGTGTGCATTAACAAGTTGTAATGTAAATTACACTCCAGAAGCAACATATATGTCTTTTGAAGATGGAGCAATGGTTTCATATCAAGTTGATTTGACTTTCCAAGAACTTGAACCAATTTATGATGATGATTATACAGAAATTGATAGAGATAAAGACGATTACATAGGTTACTAAAATGCCAAGTTACTTCCGCCAAGTTCCAAACTTTGAATACGTTAGCAGACTTCCAGATGCTAAAATTGGAGATTATGCTCCTCTTAAAAATCTATTCAAGAAAGGAAAATTAAGAGAAGACATTTTTCAAAACTTAGCATTCTTCACTAAGTATCAAATAAAAGGCAATGATCGTCCAGATAATGTTGCTTATGAAGTTTATCAAGATTCCAGTTTAGACTGGGTGATTCTTTTATGCAACAATATTGTGAATATTCAAACAGAATGGCCATTACCCCAACAACAATTTGATGATTTGATGTTATCCAAATACGGAGATTATGAAACTTTATACGGAGGGATTCATCATTACGAAACAACAGAAATTAAAAATAGTCAGGATGTAATCGTTGTTCCTCGAGGACTTCAAGTTTCATCACCATACTCTGTAAGTTTTTATGATTACTTTATTGATCAACAAGTTGATAGTGGAAATATAGCAGTTCCAGTCACAAATTATGAATATGAAGAAAAACTAGAAAATGATAAAAGAAATATTTACACTTTAAAATCCCAATACTTAAATGTCGTTTTGAACGATATAGAAGAAATTATGTCGTATAAAAAAGGGTCCTCACAGTATGTTAGTGAGGACCTTAAGAGAGGAGATAATATTAAACTTTACTCTTAATCATTCGTCAGCAAGACGAGAGAAATATGCAAGAGCATCATCTTCATCGTCATCCACCTCTTTGGTGACAACGGGAAGTGAAGGGGACTTAGAACGAGCATAGGACTCTTCAAGTTCCTTTACAACAGCACTCTCAACATTGTTCTCCGAATAATCATCATACTCAGTTTCTTCTTCAACAGAAGAACGAGAAGAACCTTTCTGTCCAAGAACATAATTCAGACGTTTCTCAAGTTCTTCATAAGACTTGAATTGATCGGGAGCAGTCACAGCAGCAAGAGAATACTCTTTCTTCCAGATTGCTTCCAGAGCATCATCATCGTCCAGCAGAGGTTCCACAGAACCAAACTCAGACTTGTCGTAGTTCCAATAACCATCCTTCTTCACAATCTTCAGTTTGAAGTTTGCACCCTGCCAGAAATCAAAAGGATTAATAGGAGTTTCATCCTCAAACTCAGGTTGCATTGCTTCCATAATCTTATCAAAGATTTTCTTACCATACTTAAACAGGAAGACTTTACCTTCATTAGTAGGATTAGTGGGGTCCTTTACAACATAGATGTTGCTATAGTAAGACAGTTTACGCTTTTGCTTACGAACAGTTTCTTTGTTTGCTTCAGTTCCACTGTTCCAAAGTTCACGATTGTGTTCTCCAAGGGGATCTTTCTGACCGATTGTAGTCAGACTATTCTCAATGTACCAACCACCAGGACCTTGGAAGGCGTGAGAATACATTTTTGCCCAGGGAAGTTCTTCACCTTCGGGTGCAGGGAGAAAACGGATCACGGCAAAACCGTTACCAGTTTTATCCACTTCAGGTTTCCAGAGACGTTCATCAGTGCCTCCAGAAGTTGTACTCATCTTCTCTACTTCTTTTACTAGTTTCTGTGTAAGAGAACCCAGAGAAGATTGTTTCTTAAGATCTTTAAAAGACATTAGATTACCTCGTATTTGTACAGATTTGGCTTTTGTGTACTTCGTTATTCTACAGGTCGGAACCTGTTTTGTCAATTTGCTGTTTCATCACTTCAAGCATTTTGGACATATTATTCAAAATGATATTCATATCAACATTTTGGGGGAGTCCCATCATTGTTGCAGATTGCGTAATGCGTTCTTTCATTTCAACTGCTTCAGGATCATCAGATAAACTTAATCTAGTATAAAGAACTTTCTGTTTTTCAAGAAGTTTTTCAAGAACTTTGACGTGATTAAGTTTTTCTTCTTTTGACATTGTAGAGAACTTAAAGACATTACGATAAACGTCTTCCTGCAACTCACTAATTTCTGCCATCTCAGCACGGACGACTTCAGATTTAAAGAAACTCATTTATCCCCCAAAATAATTTCTTTTAAAATATGTTTATAACGTTGCACATCAATATGTAGGAAAGGAGAATACTTTTTCATCTTCATACTTACAGATTCCCACACAGGATCTTTAAGTTTCTTATCAAAGTTTTTCCCGAACAGGAATATTCTATCATAAATGACTAGTGTTTCAAGACTAATGTTCCCGTTCAGGAAATTTTTAAGAACTGGTGGATGACCTTTAGAACACTTAAAGACTTCATCTACTTTTTTATCTTCAAAGAAACTTTGCGTTTCTTGTTTAAAGACATAGGAAAGTGATTGATTTTTCTTTTTCCAGTCTTCATATCTTCTATCACCTTCTCGGATCATTTCACCAATCCAAAGTTTACTTGGATCAGTGCAGGTAATAAAGTTTGATACAAAGAACTCTACAACTTCTTGATCTGTTTTTTGACGTGCTACTTTTTCAAACCAAAAACGATCTTTGCGTTTGTAAAAAGATTGAACCGTTGCACGACTTTTACCACAATACTTAAAGTAGTCATAACTATCTTTTGTAAAGTGATTTTTTAACGCAAGATATTCACGATATACATCAAAAGGCATCATTCAAAAAACTAATCTAGCACGGGAAGTTTTTTTAAGAAAGTTAAGTTCCATTGCTTCATACTTGATTTTCTCTTTCAATGGCTTAGAGATCAATTTAGGAACAGATTCTACATCAATGCTATTCTTTTCACAGAAGTGAATAATTGCATCAATATAATTCATATCCTCATTGGTATGAACCAGAGATTCAATTTCTTGAGCAAATTTTGATGGACAAAAGAACTTACTTTCTAATGCTTTTTCTAATTCATTCTCCATCTGATCCAGTATTGTGATGTACAAATTCTTTGATATATCGGACTAGTAACTTAATATAATCCCCTTTGTTTCTTTTGTCAAATACTTTAACTTCACCACCAGGAGTGACCATCAAAGTAATCAGTTTTTTAATTGGTTTTTCCGTCAGTTCATAATAAGCTGCTGCATAAAACATTTCTTGAACGAAATAGTTTTCAATCCACTCTTCTGGTTTAATTTTGTCTGAAGTTTTAAAGTCAATGACCGCAAGTTCTCCTTCATATTCAGCAATACAATCAACTCGTCCTGCAAGCCCGTAGTACTGTGAATATAAAGTTCTTTCAATTGCGTGTATATTATTTATCTTATCAAGTTCTGGTTTGAGGTGATAAAACATAAACTTTGTCAGGGGTTGATAATCATTCCAGTTCAGTTCTTTGTTTTCAAGATAGTCCTGACAAACTTGGTGAAAATCAGTCCCTCGTGCTGTTGCTCTTTTAGTAATACGATTTGCTTCTTCAAGACCAACACGTTCTCTCCACTTCACAAAAATCTGTCTATTGTAGAAAGACGTTACAGAAGTGATAGAAGGCACCCACTGACCATCAGGAAGATGATACAGACGGATGCCGTTTTGTTCTTTCTTTTCTAATTCAAGATCACCTAAAAAATTATGATGAATAAAACTCATACACCTACTTCCATTTTTGCAAGAATATATTCTTTGACTAATCCAGAACGAACAATATCTTCAACTCCAAATTCAATAATATCAATTGATGGCATTATACGAAGAACTTTCATAAAATCAACAATCCCATTCTTTTCATTCGTTCTGATTAAATCGGACTGAGTTGCATCACCACAGAACATAATTTTAGAATTTTCACCAACACGAGTGATAATAGAATCTAATTCGTGAAAATTAAGATTTTGGAATTCATCAACAATAATGATTGAATTATCCAAAGTAGTTCCACGAATAAACGATGTGCTCCAAAAACTAATCGTTCCTTGAGTTTTAAGATTACCATAGAGCATTTCAAAGTCTGCATCTGTTGGCATTTCAAACATATACTTTACCATATTCTTATAAGGAATTTGATAAAGTGAAGACTTATCTTCGTGATCTCCAGGAAGGAAACCAATTTCTCTTGTGGCTACGAGTGAACGGACAATGTAAATTTTTTCATATGGAGATTTTTCATCAAGAACATCTTTAAGTGCATTATAAAGTGCAATAAAAGTCTTACCCGTCCCTGCACATCCATAAGCAACAATGTTTTTATCCAATCGGTAAGATCTAAAAAATTCTTCTTGATTGTCAGTGAGAGCTTCAATGTCTCTCATCAAATCTACATTAATTGGTTTCTTCCGTTTCATTTGTTTATTACTCATACCAAAAGGAACAGGTGTTGCGGGTTGATTTCTTTTTCTTGCCATTTACTTTTTAGATTGGTTTTACTTTGGATCCAGGAGCCTTTGATGCTTTGTGTAAAATATCGTTCCACCCAGGATGAGATTTTTTAAGTTTATCATATACCTCTCCAACTTCACCAGATGAGGGACAGGTTGAAGGGTCTGACCAATCCCTATCCCAATCAGAGTTATCTCTTTTCCATTGATCCCAATCGTGAATACTCATTGTCACTTCTTTTTGTTCACCAGTAACTTTATTATAAACAGGGTATGTTGCCAATCTTAATTCTCCATAGTATACAAAAATATTTATTCAATAGTGATGGATGGGGCATCCACACACTCAGCACATCCTTCACGAGTCCAACCAAGTGCCTCAGATACTGCAGGAAATTGGCAGGTAAAGATGCAACGAATCAGTTCTACAATCTCCATATGTTCCTTCTGTGTTCCGTGTGCTGAACGAAGATCAATGTAATGAATCCAAGAACGCACAGAACCCGTCATATAGAGTCTTGTGGGGGTTGCTAAGGGCAGTACAAACCTTGCACACTCTTTTGCCACACCCTTATCCAGAAGACGATTGTAGATGCTCTGAGAGTGTTCAAAAAGCACACGAATATCTTCAAGCAAAACCAATTTCAAATAATCAGGAATATCATCAATACTATTTTGACGATTTTTAGTATCTTGCCTACGAAGTTCGGGGAGAGGAATTGATTTACTTAAAAGTCCAGTATCAGCATATCGTTGAGAAAACTCTTGAAAAGTAAAACTACGATGTCTCAAAATTTGTGCTGCAATACCTCTTGTAGTATTAATCTCAACAGTCATTGAAGCCTGTTCAAAGATACTCCAATGCTGATGCTGAATACAATACTTAAGTAATCCAGAAAACTTTTCATTCTGTTGATTATCTGGATTACTTACCCGAGCACAGTATGCCATATGCTTTTCTGCATCTGGAGTAACACTAATGAGTTTAACTTCTGGTTTCATAAACTCAAATTCATCAATCTGCGTATCCATCGTCATCTTCATAAAAAACTTCGTCGTAATCATTTAAATGTGTGGCAATTTCTTCATATTTGTATGAAGAAGTATCAGAATAAATCTCTGTCTTAAGACAATCAACTAAAGACTCAAGATTTCTTACAATAAGCTTAAGCTTTTCTTTATCCATCTTTATTAACCTCAACAAAGGTAATTATACATAAAAAAAAGAGAGGTGTCAAGCACCTCTCTTAAATTATGCAACTTGTGGTTGCTTTGCCATATTCAGTTGTGCAATTTTAAGAAACTTTTCTTTTTTTGCTTTAAGTTTAAGATAACGAACAAAATAAGTGTTCATTTTTGCCCCTCCTTTACAAACTTAACACCACGATAAGTTTCATTATATTGTTGGGACTGTTGTTGTGCCTGCTGTTGTTGCTGGCGACGAACTTCGGTGTCATATGCGACACCACGATATACGACTTGTGACATTAGGGTTCTCCTTAGTTGTTTAAGTTAAAGAGCGTTCCTTCAGTCGGCTTTTGCGTTCTCTATTTGCGAATAGAGAATGAACGATCCGTTCCGAGTCGGCTTACTTCCGTCCTATCTATTGCACACTTGAATGAAATCCTTTCGGAGTTCTAATAGCAATTGGTCTTCTATCTTTTGATGTACTACATCGTCGTTTTTAACGATGTCCATTAGTTCCCACGATGCGTCGCAACTTATCGTAACTTGATTAGTTTGGGTAAGTTGTGGCGTAGAAATAGAAAGAAGTGGAACCCAGGCCAAGAACAAAAGTGCCTTAGTCATAGGATGAACGTTAGGGGATTATTATACCCCTATTCATCCTATATAGCAAGTTTTATTTTAAAATAGTAGCAATAGATACTAAATGGTATCATTATTATACATAAATGTTCTATTACTAATGACATTTTTTATCAATTCATCAAAAACTTCTCTATTTTTTTCTCTCCAAATAACACCTTTATCATATTCCTTTCTCCACTTTTTTATTTCTAATTCCAACTTTTTCTTTCTTCTCCTTTCCCAAAGAATAGTCATTTGTTTAGAAGAGAAACCTTCCCCACCATCAGTCAAATTTCTTAAAATACCCGTTCCAATATCTTTACGACCTAAGATGTTTATTATATAAATCTCGTGCTTAAAAGCCTCTTCTTCAGTTAAACCAGTTTTCAAGAAAAGTATTCTATTTTTAGGTGGAACTCGTACAGATTTACAATCTCCCTTATAAGCACGATTGTTTATTCCCTTTCCAATATAGTAAGGAGTTCCATCTTCACGCAAATAAGCGTAGGTATAGTATTCCATCTGCTTCTAATTTTGGTTGGCATTAGTATTTATAATAAAAGAGGGCAGATTTCTCCGCCCAACCCTAAAAAGCGCCAACCAATTAGAGCATTATTATTTATTCTTCAATTTTCCAACATCTTTCAAATTTTCCCCTAAGTTCATTTAACTTCATTTCTTCCCAATAAGTTAAAAGATGATCATTTATTTCTTTTTCTTGTGGCGTAAAATCTAAACGATACTTATTTTTAAGTTGAATCAACTTTAACATATCATCCATAAAAGTTGTTGGCATATCCAAAAACTCTTCGTAATTCATCACTCTCCAAGTGTATGAATAACTGGTTTTTCGTTCACCAAAATATGGTATAAGTCTCTATCTTTTGCTGCCGATATGGGAATAAATTCCGTCTCAGGATTAAATTCACCATCACGAATCGCTTGATTGATAACAATAGAACCTTCAACTCCAGAGTATGAACGATGAAATGTCATCTTGGGAATAACTAATGCTCCAGAAGAACGATTTAGATGGATAATATGATATGGATATCTCCATTCTTTATTAACCAATTCAAATGTACGAAGTCCGGACAGAACACGATTGTTATCAATTTGGTGATAGTGAATATAGAACTGCTTTGCTCCTACAATATCATCAGGAGGAGAGATAGCAGGACCAGTATGGCAAACAAGGTCTTGTGCATTAGAACCATCTACAGAAATATCATAGAAAACAACATCTTCAGTCTCACGAAATACTCTGTGTTTTTTAAACGTTACTTCACTCATCAGTCTCTTTGTCGCCAGTCTTCTGGTTTATCTCTTCCCTCTGAGAAGAAATCTACGATGTCATCAACACTTTCAAAACGACGAATTCCTTTGCTATCATTACCAATACCACCAATATCAAGT